GCTGGTCGTCGTTGACGAATCCGCCCGCCGAGGCGATGATTAGTTTCCACATCGACTGTCACCCGCGCACGCCGCACGCGATATTGTTCTCGGCGACGATGCCGAACGGCATGACGTATTTCTACGATGAGCTTTGGATGACCGGCGACGCGGACGATGTTGGTCGCGCAATCGCTTCGCGTATTGAAGGTCGCTTCGTGCGGACGGCTTTGATCGACCCGTCGGCTTTCATCGACGTGCAGACCCACGGGTCCGCTTTCGCCGACGACCTTTGTGTTCATGGTGTTTTCGTCGAGAAGGGTTCAAAAGACCTCGACCGCGCCATCATGCGCACGAATGAGCTGTTGCGCACGAACAAGTTGCGTTTCTCGTGCGACCTTACTCGCACGCTGTACGAGTTTGAAAACTATGTGTGGGACGATCCCGACAAGCGTCCGAATAAACCACGCGATAAGGACGACCACATGATGGAAGGTCTGCACCGGTTGTGCGTGGTTGGCTTCGACTATGTGTCGCCGTCGCTTTACGATTACAATGTCGTGCCCGACCGGGCGAATTCTTTACTTACAATATGATCGACGAGCTTAAAAAGAAACTTGACGACAAGAACGACGTGGCGTATCCGTCACCGTTCCATGCGTACTTGCGCGGGCTGCTCGTGGGGAAGATCAACGCGTCACGTGGTGTGATGTCACGCTACTATAGTGAGTGGGATGCGAATAAAGAAGCGTACAGTTCCCGCAAGATCCCCGATAAGGACGACGCTGAGGCGCTCAAAGTGGGACTGCCTTCGAAGGTGGCATTGCCATTGTCGTATGCGCAGGTCAATGTGTTCGTGGCGTTTCTCTACGGGCTGTTCACCCAGCGTGAACGGTTCTACGAGTTTACTGCGATTGAAAGCGAAGACCACAAGCTGCGCGAGTACTGCGAGCTGGTCGTGCAACAGAACATGTTGCGCGCACGACACAAAGAAAAGCTGTTTCAGAACCTGCTCAACGTGGGACGCTTCGGCCTCGGCGTGGAGATCGACTTTTGGACGACGCAAAACGAGTATGTGCCGGTCCAGTCGATGGGCACCGCGCAGACGATCGGAGGTGTCGCCGTGGAGGACGCGCCGCTCGTAACGTCGATCCAGCGCGTTACGAAGTTCGAGGGCACGTGCATCGAGACGGTTTCGCCGTATCGGTTTTTCCCCGACGCGAGCGTCGATCTGCATGAATGGCGAAACGGCAGCTATGTCGCGTGGGAGTCGGAATGGACCGTCGATGCTCTAAAGCAGCTTGAACGTGAAGGTGTCGTGTACGGCGTGGATCGCGTCAAACCGCTCGATGCGGCGAAACGGAACCTGCGCGGTCGGGCGGACCAACAAGCGGTGCGTTATCGTTCCGCCGACATGAAAACCTACGACGAGGGCAAGACCATCTGCGTGACGCAGTGTGTGTGGAAGGTGGCGGCGGCGAGTGTTACGCACGAAGGTGTTAGTCTCGGGCCGGAGAACGAACCGATGCGTTGGTTGTTCTGGATCGCGAACGATGACCGCGTGATCCGGGCGGAACCGCTGCCGAACGTGCACTGCGATTGGCCGGTCAGCGTGTCGATGTTTGCGCCGGACATGCACGACGAGTTGATGATGTCGTTGTCGACGGTCAGCCGAGACATCCAAGGCTTGGTGGCATGGTTGTTGAACAGCCGTATGGCCGCGGTCAGCCGAACGGTCGATTGTCAGTTTATTGCCGATCCGACGGGGATCAACCTCGACGATTTGAAAAACCGCTACCGCGTCATACGGATGCAGAAAACCGCGGTGAACCGGGATATTCGTCGGATGCTTCAGCAGGTCCAGGTCACGGACACGACGACGGGCCACGTTGGCGACATGTCGACGCTAACGGGCTTGATGCAGATGGTTACCGGGATTAACGATAACGTGACCGGACAGTATCATTCGGGCCGCCGAAGTGCTGCGGAGTCACGGGTGGTGACGAATGCATCCGCGTCACGTGTAAAGCTGGTCGGCGACCTCATGTGGGCCGCGCATTACCAGCCGCAGGCGAATCGAGTGTTGACGAATGCTCGTCAGGCACTGAGTGAAGAGATGTTTGTCCGCTTGTGTGGTAAGGAGTCGCAAGCGTCGTTTCAGGCGTTTCGCTCGACGCCGGAGCAGCTCGCGGCACAATACGATTACGTCGTCTTTGACGGCACGTTGCCGAGCGACAAGCAGTTCATGGCCCAACAGTTGATGGAGGTTTTCGGGATGTTGATCTCGAATCCGACTGCGAGCGCCGCTTTCAACATGGACCCGAACCGCGTCTTTCAGGATGTTATGCGTTTGCGTGGTTTCGGTTCGGGCACGCAATACGGGTTCGAGCAGATGCCCGAAACGCTTATTGCCGCGCTGGCGATGCAGCAAGGACAGCAACAACCCGCACCAACGCCGCCGACAGTATGAACTCTTTATTGACACGAAGCGCTCTTGTCGAGGCGCTGCACAAACTCGACGAAGTTGAGAAGCATCCCGCGATGGTGACGCTGCTGAGTGCGTCACGCGACGAAGCCGAACAGCTTCTTGCTGTCGTGCTGGAACTCCCCGAGGATGTCGCGGGGTTCTTCCGACGCGAGCAGGCCATCGGCGAATTGCGTCAGGTGCGCTCGGTTGCGCAGTTCTTTTCCGACTGGAAAACCGCGACGGAACAAGCCGTTCGCGACCTTGACCACAACCCACAACATAACGACGACAATGGAGCCTAATAACCCACAAACGTCCGCACCGACGGACAACATGCAACAAATAATCGAGGCGTTCAAAGCCGCGATACCCGCACCGCAAGTGCAGCCGCAAGCGCCGCCGCAACTCACGCAGGAACAGATACACCAAATGCTTGGTCACTGGCGGCCGGACATGGCGTTTGTCCAGCAACTGTTCGGCCAAGGGGCTGGCGATCAGCATCTGACGGCGCTCAACCAGTTGATGGAGCGCATTGAGGACGCGATCGACAAACGGTCCGGCGTGATCTCCCAAGGAACGCTGACGGATTATCACGGCACGATCAACCCGTATTTGAACGATGCGCGTGAGCTGGCCGAACAGCGTTTCCAAGAACAACTTTACTCCGGTGACGGCGCGGCGTTCAAGCCGTATGAAAAACTGCTGTCGATGGCGATGCCGCAGTTTCAACAAGCGCAGGACTACCCGGCGAAGCGTGCCGATCAGGTCAAGTATCTTCACACTAAGTTTGGTGAGCTTGTCAAACAAGCGGCACCTCCAGCGGGCGGTGCGCCGCAACAACCGGCGACGCAACAGCCGCCGCATGGTTTGCCTGCGTTCGGTGGAGGTGCTGCCGGAAGCGGTGGCAGCCGCGGTGGTCCGGTCAACCCTGCAACGGCGACCGCGCCGATGTCGCTCGCAGACGTTATGGGCGGACGCTAAAAAGATCTTCGTAAACACAAAACAACCAACCAATTAAACAAAGATAACTATATGAGTATGTTCGGCTTTCAAGCCCTTACGGGCGATATTGACGCATATAAGACGAAAAACTCTCGTCGTATGTGCTTTTACGCCTTCCCTGACGGGGCGGCGACTCTCACAGGCATCATGTCGCTGACTGACGCCGAAGAAACCGACGGGCCGTCGTTCGAGTGGTATGAGCAGCGGCAGAAAGAACGCACGTGTCTGACGACGGACTTTACTGCCGGCAGTGCTGGTCCGTGGCAGAACGCTGCCGGCGCTGGCGGCGCCTCGATCGCGTTCACGGTCGGCTCGACGGCGCGGCTGAAGGTGTCCAGCAGCGAGACGCTGCTCAACTGGCAAACCGGTGAAGGTGTCATTGTGCACCGTCAGCGTATTAACGGTTCGGACGCCTACGTGGACATCAGCGCACGCATCACGAACATCGACACCACGAACAACGTGCTCACGCTGTATATGGACACCGCGGTGACGGTGGACAACACGGCTTCGGCGTATAGCGGCGTCACGGTGCGCTCTACAGGCAAGGCGTTCGCGGAAGGTTCCGGTGCCCCGACTGGTCATCGCACGCTGTTTCCGATCAATCCCGGGAACTATACACAAATCTTCAAGACCACGAAGTCGTTCTCGGCGACTGGGCTCAACCAGCCGTTGTTCTACGACAAAGACGGCGGTTGGGGTAAGGCGATGATGGACGCGACCCGCGATCACATGATCGGACTTGAAAACGCGTTTCTGTTCGGCCGTCGGTCGCTCGAAACCGGCAACGACAGCACATCGGGTGATCCGACCGCAACACGTCGGACGGGTGGCATCCTGTGGTTTCTCGAACAGTATGAAGCTGCGAACGGCGGCACGTTTCTGTATCGCAACGGTGGCGCAGCGCTCACGTCGAACGACGATGACGAGAAGCGTATCATCACCACGGCGTCGTCCCGCACGATTAGCGCCGCGCTGTGGGAAAAGCTCGAAGAACGTATGTTCAGGAGAACGCTTACCGGGTCGGGTGAGAAGCTCGTCATCGGTGGCCACAAAGCCATCGCTGCGATCAAGAAGAAGTATCGTAATGGTGTGACGCTCAACCGTGAGTTTCAGGAGGAACGCAAGCTGTCGTTCAGCCTTGAAACGATCCAAACCGACTACGGCACGCTGCACCTTAAGTCGCACCCACGGTTCAACGACGATCCGACGCTCAAGTACGACGCTGCTATTCTCGACATGAACGCGCTGAAGTATCGTCCGATGCGCGGTCGCGATACCGCTGTGCGCCCGAACGTGCAGGACAAGAAGACCGACGGTCGCGAGGACATGATCCTCACCGAAGCTGGTCTCGAACTACGCTTCCCCGAGAGCTGTATGTGGCTCAAAGGCGTGGAAACCATCGCGTCCTAACACGACGCTTGCTAAACAACCAACCAACCAAACTAACACTATGACTGGAAACGGATTCTCAGACCCCATCAACCCATCGCTGCCTAGCGTCGATCCCAACAAACCGCTGTCGACCACGGCGGTTCGCGTTGCGGCGCACAGCGAAAACGCTACTAACACCGGCGACCCGGTTAACCGCTCGATGTCAGC